TTTAAAATTAACTAAAATGAACATTCAAGAGCAAAACAAATTCGAATTCCTTTTGACATTAGACGGAAACATTATCTGCCAAAGATTTTTTAATGTTAGGGATTATAATCCTAGATGTAGAAAATCCATGGATTTACACTACGAGGTGAAAAATATTTCTGAAGAAATTTCAGAAGATTTGAAACTAAAAAGTTCTGATTATCTTGCTGAAAATCAAAATTTTTTTATGAATAACGACTTTGTGGAAGATCCTAAAGAGTCTGAGGAACAATATTTTTTATTGCAAATCAAACAGGGTGATGACGTATTTATTGAAAGAATATTCCCCGCTCACTATTATCATCCAAAAGTTAGATATTCAGTTGATATTAGACCTAAGCTTAGGAGAATTCTTAACAACTTAACTGAAATCTTGTCATTGAACGATCCGGAGACGGTTTATCTTCAGTACGATTTGTAGCAGTAAAAAAAACTTATAAATAAACTAATAATATGAACGAGAAAAATTTCGGCCACTTAGGCACCACATTTCAAGAAAGACTCTTAAAAACCATCATAGAAGACAAGAAATTCGGATATACCATTGTAGATGTAATTGAAAGCAATTATTTTGAAAATAATTCTTTTAGATTTATAATGGAAAACATTAAAGAATATCATGAAAAATACAATAGTATTCCTTCTTATAATGGTTTGAATGAAAAGATTCTCGGAGATTTAAAGGGAGTTAATGAAACACAGACCAGACTGTTTTTAGATACTGTTGACAACATTAAGACCTTGCCTCAAGATAATACTGAGGAACAAACAAAAGCTCAGGCAATGAATTTTTGTAAACAACAAGTACTTAAAAAGGCATTAAAAGAAGTTGATGTAATCAGTAGCAATGGTGATTTTGAAAATTACCATAAGATTGAAGCCATCATTCAAAAAGCTTTACAGGTTGGTCAAAATACAGATGATATTCAAAATGTGTTTGAAAACATTAAAGATGCTTTAAAAGAAGATTCTCGTTTACCTATCCCAACTGGTATTATTGGTATTGATAACCTTCTTAACGGTGGTTTAGGTAGAGGTGAACTAGGAGTTGTTTTGGCACCAACAGGTACTGGTAAAACAACTTTATTAACCAAATTTTCAAATGAAGCCTATAATCATGGTTATAATGTTTTACAAATATTTTTTGAAGACAATGTTAATAACATTAAAAGAAAACATTTTACCATTTGGTCTAAAATTGCCCCAGACGAACAACCAGCCAATGCTGAACAAGTTGAGGAATTAGTTAATCAAGCTCAAGCAAACTCAAAAGGTCAATTGAAGCTTTTAAAGTTTCCTAGTGATTCTGTTACTATGTCTGAAATAAAAACAAAAATTAGGAAGATGATTGCTGATGGTTTTAAAATAGATTTAATAACTTTGGATTATATTGATTGCGTAACCTCCGATAGAAACAATTATAATGAAGAGTGGAAGGGTGATGGAGCAATAATGAGACAATTAGAAGCTATGACATCAGAATTTGAAATTGCTGTTTGGACAGCTACTCAAGGTAATAGAGCATCTATTGCATCAGAAGTTGTGACAACAGATCAGATGGGCGGTTCAATTAAGAAAGCACAGATTGGTCACGTGGTAATTTCTATTGGTAAAACATTAGAACAAAAAGAACACAACTTAGGTACGTTAACATTACTTAAGTCTCGTATAGGTCAAGACGGTGTGGTATTCCAAAACTGTACCTTTGATAACAAGTATCTTCATATTGATACTGAGACACAAAATACACTTCTTGGACATAAGGAAGAAAAAGAAGAAGAGAGAAAAAATAGAACACGCGAGCTTTACAAAGCAGCTCAAGAAAAAAACCTTATTCAATAATAAAAAAACAAAAAAGAAGATGACAGAAAAGATTTTACAAGACAATCCGGGACGTTTCGTGCTTTTTCCAATTGAGCACGGTGATTTATGGAAATTATTTAAACAACAAGAAGCGTGTTTTTGGACAGCTGAAGAGATAGATTTAGGACAAGATGTATATGATTGGGAAAATAAACTTAATGCAGACGAACAGCATTTTGTTAAACACGTGTTGGCGTTTTTTGCGGCATCAGATGGTATTGTAAATGAAAACTTAGCAATGAATTTTGTTAACGAAGTTCAATATACTGAGGCTAAATTCTTCTACTCTTTCCAGATGATGATGGAAAACATTCATAGTGAAACATATTCTTTATTAATTGATTCGTATATTAAAGATAAAGAAGAACAAAATAAATTATTTAACGCTGTTGAGACGATTCCAGCCATTAAGAAAAAAGCCGATTGGGCGATTAAATGGATTAATTCAGAATCTTTTGTTGAAAGATTAGTTGCATTTGCTGCGGTTGAAGGTATTTTCTTCTCTGGATCATTCTGTTCTATTTTCTGGTTAAAGAAAAGAGGGTTAATGCCTGGTTTAACATTCTCAAATGAATTAATTTCTCGTGATGAGGGTATGCACTGTGATTATGCTTGTCATTTATTTAACAATCATATTGAAAATAAAATATCTGAAAAAAGAATTAAAGAAATTATCTGTGGTGCTTTAGTAATTGAAAAAGAATTTATTCTTGAGGCATTACCTGTTCGCTTAATTGGTATGAACTCTGATTTAATGTCACAATACTTAGAGTTTGTTACAGATAGATTGTTAGTTGCGTTAGGTTGTTCTAAAGTTTATAATGTAGAAAACCCATTTGATTTTATGCAAAATATTGCATTACAAGGTAAAACTAATTTCTTTGAAAAGAGAGTTGCTGAATATCAAAAAGCGGGGGTTAATAATGGTGCCGAAGATTTAAATTCAGCATTTGGTGAAGTTGATTTTTAATTTTAAAAAGATTTAATGAAATGAAAGTAAAAAAGAGAAATGGTGAATTAGAAGAAATGAGATATGACAAGATTACTAGAAGAATTAGTGCTCTATGTGATGATCTTAATACCGAATATATTGATCCAACGTTTATTACCTTAAAAGTTACTCAAGGCATATATGATGGAATATCAACGTCTGAATTAGATATATTGGCAGCAGAGACTGCGGCATCTATGACAACAACACATCCAGATTATGCAAAGCTAGCCGGTAGGTTAGCTGTAACTAATCTACACAAAACAACACCTAAAAAGTTCTCACAAGCAATTAGGGAATTACATTCATTCGTTGAACCAAGAACAAGTAAAGAATCATCACTAATTTCTGATGATGTTTATGAGTTTGTTATTGAAAATAAAGAAATCATTGATGGGGCAATTGTTTTAGATCGTGATTTTGATTTTGACTATTTTGGTTTTAAAACACTAGAACGTTCTTATCTATTAAAGATAGCTAACCGCGTTGTTGAAAGACCTCAATACATGTATATGAGAGTTGCGGTTGGTATTTGTGGTGGGGATATTAAAATGGCGTTAAGAATCTATGATGATTTGTCACAACATTTCTATACACACGCAACACCAACATTATTTAATGCCGGCACACGTAGACCACAAATGTCTTCTTGTTTCTTAATTGGAAACAAAGGTGATGATATTAATGGTTTGTTTGATACAATCAAAGACGTTGCCAACATTTCTAAATGGGCTGGAGGTATTGGACTACACGTACATGATGTTCGTGCTAAAGGGTCTTATATCAAAGGTACTGGCGGTGAATCAGATGGTTTGCTACCAATGATGAAAACATACAATGAGGTTGCTCGTTGGATTAATCAAGGAGGAAAACGCAAAGGTTCATTTGCAATTTATTTAGAGCCTTGGCATGCAGATATTTTTGAATTTATTGATTTAAGAAAGAATCATGGTAAAGAAGAGATGCGCGCTAGAGATTTATTTTTAGCGATGTGGACTCCAGATTTATTTATGCAACGTGTTGAAGAAGATGGTGATTGGTCATTATTTTCTCCAGACGAAGCTCCTGGTTTATCAGATGTGTACGACGCTCCAACAGAAAAACATTTCACTGAATTATATACTCAGTATGAAAAAGAAGGTAAAGCAAGAAAAGTTATTAAAGCGAGAAAATTAATGGATGCGATTTTAACTGCACAAATTGAAACCGGAACCCCATATATGTTATATAAAGATGCAGCAAATTATAAATCAAATCAAAAAAATCTAGGTACTATTAAGTCATCTAACTTATGTACTGAAATTATTGAATATAGTTCACCAACAGAACAAGCGGTATGTAATTTAGCGTCTATAGCATTACCAAAATATATTATTGATGGTGAGTTTAATCATGATTTATTATATGATTACACATATCAAGTTGTTAAGAATTTAAATAATGTAATTAATCTTAACTTCTACCCAACAGAAGAAACTAAAAATTCTAATTTTAAACACAGACCAATTGGTTTAGGCGTTCAGGGATTAGCTGACGTTTTCTGTATGTTAAATCTGCCATTTGAAAGTGATGAAGCTGATAAATTGCAAACAGATATTTTTGAAACGATCTATTTTGCTGCTATGACATCATCAAATGATTTAGCAAAAGAATATGGCCCATACGAATCAAT